AATGGTACGCCCTGTAGGATTCGAACCTACGACCTACGGCTTAGAAGTTCCTAGAACTACCTTCTAAGTCAACAACATACCCCACCATCACTACGCTCACACGTCCCATCTTCGAAAAACATGCAAAGCCTTGCAAACCAATGCAAAGCTTTGTGTGTCCCTTTTTGGTCTCACTTGTCAGATGGGTTCATCGTAATCACACTCAGGGCAAATCCAGCACAAAAAACCGTAACGAATGCCCTGATACATCTGTTCTCCACAGATTGGGCAGAATTTTACTTTGGCCGGTGATTTTACATCTCCGTTATCTGAATTAATTTCTTTATTTTCTTCCATATTTATTCCTCAGGATATTGAGCGATAATAGCTGCACGGTCAGTGGAATATTTTGTTTTCCTTTCATTGATTTGTGCGATTACAGCATCCTTTTTTGATGTTTCATTAATACCATCACTTACTGCAGCAGATAGCCATGCGGTATTAAGCTCTGTGATATCATTTTTATACTCTACACTAAGTATTAATAATGCGTTTTTTCTTTTTTCTTCATTTGTTAAATCTGGATCATTTATATCGGGATCGGTAAATACACCATCTGCATATAACCAACCTATTCCAACGTCATTACCTGCTGGTATTGCTATACCATTCTCTGGTGACCATTGTGACACTCCATCCCATAGAGTAGTATTTACAACGACATTATTTTCCACAAGTGCGTACTTTTTATTCATTAGAATCACCACTCAATTATTACAATACCAGACGATCCCTTTCCGCCTACTCCACCATTTGAACCACCACCGCTTCCTCCATATCCACCTCCGGCACCGCTGCCACCAGAGCCATACCCATAGGCATCTTTCCCGTCAACACCAGCTGAACCAGCTCTTGAACCACCTGCACCGCCACCAAAAAATGAGTTGCCACCATTCCCTCCGCAGCCATTCCCAAGGATTGTATTAGCACCATCCTGACCATCCTGTCCTGCTGGATAACCAGTACCTCCCGCACCACCACCGGGTAATGCAGATCCCATAAAAGAATCACCACCATGGCCACCACCACCACCGTTTAAAGTCAGCAGTGAACCAACAACAGTGCCGCCGCCAGCGGCGCCGTTACCTCCATTTATTGATGGCGTACCAGCAATACCGCCAGCCCCCCCAGCACCAATAGTGACGTTAATCGTGGAGCCAGGCGTAACTGTAAATTTTTTTCTCACAACAAATTCACCAGAACCGCCACCCTGACCACCCGCACCAGTACCGGTAAGGTTCGTAGAACCACCGCTACCGCCGCCACCGCCGCCACCCGCGCTCGCTGTTACATAAATCTCAGTTACCCAGTTCGGAATGGTGATTGTTTGTGATGAGGTAACGACAGCAAACCGGCTAGTTACCAGACCAAGGTATTGGAGAACAGCAGCAATATCAGTCTTGCCGATAATGTCACGACCTACCTGAGTGAGGTCGGTCAAAGCTGCAGTATCATTTCCAGTGAAATACGGGAGTTTATTTGCACCGGTTGCGAGCCCAGCCAATGCCGTCAGCGTGGCATCAAGCGCCTGGAAATCCTTCCCAAAAGCGGTCCCCATTTTGGAGATAAAGCCGTTCAGGTCACCATCATCAAGCACGTCCAGCCCACTTTTGTTGGCTGTATACTGTGCCAGTGCTGCCGCAATAAAGCTGGCCTGTCGAATGGCTTTGTTTACCTGCGCACTGGATGCTTTTCCTGCCATGAAACCAGAGAGTAGAGCCGGAAGCGCTTCCCAGTCAGCCTGGGCCGTCACGTTAGCATTTGCCGCTGTCGCGAACGGTTTAAAGTTGTTTGTTGCCATTAGAGTATTGTCCCCCATGCTCCAACATCGAACCCACCGATGTATTCGTTATCCATATCAAACCCAAAGAATTTAGAGCCCTCGGATGGTGCTTCTACCGAAGGCGTTTCAACATCACCGGCCCATACGCCAGCTGCTTTAACGGTGAGATAGCCCTGTTTAATAGCGGCAATCAGTTCGAGTGACACATCAGAAATATCAGTCTCGGGGAATACCCAGACCGATATCGTCATGTCCTGGTTGTCGACAATTTGCATCCTCAGGCCTGAGCCTGCGGTAGCAGCGTCAAGGATGGGAGGCAGTGAATCATTGCGGCCATCCCAGTTGTTGATAGCGATTTTCGCTTTCAGAATGATGCGGTACGTCTCATCGCTTAGCGTCGTATAGCCAGAATCAGGATCATATGGCCCTTGCCAGATGCCCTGGTCATACCCAAGCCCGTCAGTGTCCCAGCTGAAATAAACTCCGCTAATTGGCTGGCTGACTATGCGACTGCGTCCGATCCACAGACCGAGGATGTCGAGCTGTACACCGACAGCAGTATCGATATCGAAGGCTGTTATAAGCCCTGACATAGTGCTGGACACATCAATCAGCGGGCGGGTGCTCAGATCTATATGGTCAAAAAAGAGTGGCTTGGTAGCGTGGTAGTTAGTGATCAGTTCGGTGTATTTGCTCATGAGGTCACCGTGATACTGATATTCGCGGTGCTACAGGACGCAGAAGCATCATAGGCAATATCAATGTTTGATGCCGATACGCTGCCAGACGACTTACCGATCAGCAGGTCGGTAATATCGTAATAGCGGGCATTCCCGCCGCTCACAACGCCGAGGTTTGCCGGGGAATAAATACGGCTCAGCAGAACGTCGTCGCCAATTGTTAGGCCATTTATATAATCGGCAACAGCCTGTTTAATCTGCTCGCCGATTTGAGAGGTATAGCCGGTAAAAACTTTCAGGGTAATGGCTACGAAAATTGGCACATCGGTAGAGCGCGAAAAACTGATGACGTGAGGATTACCATAAGTATCCGGCACTGTGACAGAAGTTTTACCGTAAGTTGCGGTTCCCTGCCCTTTATTCCCCCTGATGGTCTGGGCTATCTCGGTAACATCCCCTCCATCGACGATGGCGGAAATAGAGTGTGGCGGCAGCCCGTTGCTGTCGGTTGCCCCAGTGTCGTTCTCATATAGTTTGTGACGTGTCACGCCAGCAACATTAGCGATAGCACCGTCGACACCTTCAAACGGTGTGATCGATGGTAGCGCGACGCTTTGCCCCTGTCTGATGCGCAGCTCTGCGTCGGTTTCTGCCGGTGCGCCTACAGTGGCCGCTGCTGGGTTTGTTACCGATGTCCAGCCACGCGTCGGCGAATTGATGGTGGTGATGGTCCCGGTCAGCGCGGCTACCGCTCCACTGTTTGAGCAGGTAGCAGTTACCGTAACTGTGCCATCAACGCCAATAACTACCGAGGCCGGAAGCCGCCAGATCACGTTATTGGTGTCTTTCACGGTACCGTTTGTGATGGATGTCCCGGCGGTACCGGCCAGTACCAGATCAACGGTCGAGTTCGTCGCCCCTTTGCGCGCGATGCCGTTAATTTTTACGTTGCTGGTCAGCGCTGCGCCGTACCCAGTAGCAGGTGAAAAGCAGTTATAGACGGAAATGGCTGTGTTATTGGCATCGTGAATAGCCAGCGCCACCAGCGCTACCATCTGGCCGTCCTTGCTGTCTGGCTCCAGATAAGCGTCACTGCCATAAATCTGCTGGAAATAGCTCGTCAGGGTATTGAGTATCGTCTGGTAATCAGGCGCACTGATCCCCTCAGCGGTTACCGTTGCCGATAAGCCGAGTGTGTCCAAATTGAGGGCCATTTATGCCTCGCTGGTTACTGTCGTTGTTCCGTAGAGAGTGTCGATTTCAGCGAAGAACTGGACGCGGCGCGTCGTCGTGTTCACTGTCGTATTGAAAGAGAGGATGGATTTAACGCCCCGCGTTTCGAGAATGCGTTTACGGATCGCCAGGTTGTAGGTTTCGGGTTTCTGTTTACCGAGCACTGACTGAATCCACGGCGTCCCCTCGGTGGTATCGAGAAACCATTGCCCATACCACAATTCGAATCGCGTTTTCACAGCCTGCGCCACGGCCTCAGGTGAGTTAATCAGCCAGGTATCATCTCCACTGCCAAAGGTGTAATCACCATCGGCATCTTCGCGCCGGTATCGCATCAGTTCACCTCACCCGTATCATCGTTGCCGTGCTGTACACCACTGTGAGTGTGCTTATCGTCGATGGATTTACCGTTTGCTTTGACGGTACCGATAAACTCGACTGCGCCAGTAATTTTGGATGCGACGCCTGAGACAACAGAACCCACCATGCCGCCCAACCAGGACAGGAGCCCGTGAATAGTGACTTTCTCCGAGAAGTCAGCCAGCGGGGTAACCACCTCCACGCCCCCCGGCGCCACAATTTTAATTTTCTGCGTATCCGGATTAAGGTCGATGTACGTTCTGCCATCTACACTTCGAAGTTGCGCCGACGTGGTACTGACATTCTTAATTTTGTTGGGCTGAGATATTTGGCCCACTGAGCAGGTGGCGTCGGACAGGTCATGTATGCGGTCATCGACAGGTTCCTGTACTCCGCCGTTTTGCCAGAAGAAATCAATACAGCGGTCCTGAAACTTAAGTTCGCACTCATCGCCAGGGCTCACCGGCAACGTTAAAGTAACTCCCCCGGCCGTTGGGAATACCACAGGAACATCCACCAGCAGCGGGTAAGGTTTTGTCACCCGGTTACCGTCGTTATCGATTTCAACGTAACGGATAGCAGGCTGCACAGTAGCCGTAACCGCATCAGGATCGAATGACTGAATAATGCCAGGCAAAGCGACGCGGATTTGGTTCTTTGTGGTCTCTCGCTCAGATTTGAATGTTTCGGCAAGGTCGCCGCTGCGGGTCTGATCAGAAACTGCCATTTGATTGGCTCCAGAAAGCAAAAAACCCGCCGGGTGGCGGGTTTGATTTATGAGGAATTGCAGCTTAAGCGGTTAACGAATCGTCGCCAACCTTCAAAAGTTGATTAACGATTGTATCTACTTCTTCTGCATCCTGAATCGCGCTTATCGCTGTAATTCGATTAACCTTTCGTTCAAGCTTGTAATCAGAATTAACACGTTGGGCATGCGTCATTTTCAGTTTAACGCCGATTTTTTTTACTGCGTTAACATCAACGTCGTTCAGTGCTGCTGCCTCACCGCTACAAAAGACGGTATAGACTCGCATGTGAACTCCACCTTTTAATTTTTCACCATCTTCTGTAGCAGTCGGTACAAGATTATTGGTGATCCTTAAGGCGGAATGGTACATGCCATAATATGCTCGGCTAATAGCGTTTCTTGTCCACATTTCACCGTTTAGAGTCAGGGAATGCTTCGCCAGTTCAAGGAAACAAGTATGCTCAACCGACATTAAAGTTCCCCCGCCTCAAAACATCCGACACATTCAGAATCCGCAAGACCAGCAATAATAATCTCATCAGCCAAGGCATTATTCATCTGCGAAAGAAGCGTTGGATCGTCTGTTTTGACTTCAACGAACAGCGTATCAAGTTCTGACATTACGTAAAAAGCATGAGCACCAGCAAGACGAACACGGTACTTTTCTGCAACATTCATCATGAGCTGCCCAATAGTTTTGAGATCTTGAGCATGATCTTTGTGGGTATGCAGATAATTGAGTGTGTCATACCATTTGCCCATATCTTCAGGGCGCGGTATTTCCATTGCAGTTAGCATCGGCATCACCTTTTCTAGCAAATCGATATCAGCCCAATATGCAGAAATTGTAGCAACTTCAGCCAATATCGTTGGGTTAAGTGAGTTGGCCGCATTCTGAATCATCGCGTACTGGCGAGCGTGCAAACCCAAGTTACGCAGCGCTATCGTATAGTTACAGAAAGAAACTGGATCGTTAGGCACAATTCTCAAACCCTGCTCACAGAGTGAACATCCCTCTTCTATTTCACCAAGAACAAGCTTAGCTAAGCCCTCAATTGATAGCCCCTGATAACGTTCAGGGATTTTCTTCGCTTCACGAATGATTCGATGGACTTCAAACTCACTCAGAAGGTTTTCACCCTTAGTTAATGAAGGAGTCAGAAGATCTAACAGCTCTCCTGATTTTGGCTGCGCTAAGCTCATGTTTTAGTTATTCCTGGCTTTTATGGGGGAGCATATCGATGGCAATTAACCATCAAAAAGTTAGAGCAGTGTAATCGCTAGTCTCAAAAAACGACAGTTTTTAGAGCACGTTTTGTTGTTTTTCAGATGAGACAGCTTTCAGGCTACCTTCACCCATCAACCTTTTTACACGGGAAAGATCCGATGATTTTCGGCGCGTCCATGCTGTTCTGCAGTAGCTGAACGTTCAGGAAAGCTTTTCCGTTACGCTTCACAAACTCAAAGCCGTAATTGTTGCCATCGCGGGAAGGCATCAGGCCCATGTCCATTTTCATGTTTGAGTAGTCACCATCTTTTCCCAGAAATTTGATTTTCTGAGATGTGACAGTTTCACCGTTAATAACAGTCATTCCGTCACCGGTCATTGTGTAATTACCGCACTGAATTGCAGCCATCGCCGGAGCAGTAACCATTATTGCGAACGCCAAACAGAACCGTTTCATTAAAGCCCTCTTTCCCTCGCTGATGAGGAAACAAGATCCGCCGCGCCACGCGCTTCGCACATCATATCCATGTACCACGCCTGGCCCCTTGTATCGCCAGTGTACATAATCCCGCGCACAATATAAACGCCATCCGTTGCGATGCTGGCAGGTTGCGCCGTGGTGCCGCTGAGCGTGATATTACCGTCCGTGTTCTGGTCGGTGATCTGCCCACCAGCCATCGCGATATCGTTGTTCGACAGTGCGGTGCGGTACACGGAAGCCTGATCCAGTTGAATAAGCCCGTTAACCCGGATATTCGGGTTAATCAGCGCACGGACGTTTACGCCGTTGCCGATAGTCTGCTGCGGCATGCCGATAAGCCCGGTGGCGCTGTTGAGCACAATAGCGTCGTGAACATACTCGTTATTCGCCACCATCTGGCGTTGACCGTCCACGAACTGCCATGTTGCGCCACATTGTCCGGCCACGTTATCCATAAGATGCCGTGTCATGCCGAACAACACCCGGCCCCGGGGGAATACGGTAGCAGGCATTTCAGGCGTCAGGCCTTCGGTCGCGCCTTTTGCCTCGAAGTCTTTCATCAGCGCGCGGTTCACGTCTGCGACCGTGTAACCGGCAGCCAGCGTCTGCGATGTTATGCTGGTGGCAAAAGCCAGATCCGTATCGGCTGCCTGAATCAGTACGTAGGAATCAATAGGACTGTCTTTACCGGTGACCGAGTAGCGAATTTCACCGCTGAAAATCAGTCCGTAGTTGCGGCCATCACTCTGGCCCACATCCGCCGCGTCGACTTCCCGTACCTTTCCAACATCGCTTGCCGATACCTCTGGCGCAATACCGTCGTAACCAGCAATCAGCCGCACCTTAGAAAACTCCTGTCCGGTGATGCGATTGACCGTATCAGCTGACAGGTTATAGATTTTGAACGTTCCCACGCGTGACGCGCTGCTGATGTTGAACCAGTCGATCGTAAAGGTCACTTTAAAATCACTGAGCTCAATACCCTGCCCGTTCTCGTCCACGAGCTGCAGCTCGAAATGTCTCATCCAGTTCTGTGACATGCTTACTCCGTTGATACCAGTAAATGACTGCGGCCGCCCAGGTCGGTTTTCGTTGGATAATTCTGTGTGCTGTCATCGCAGACCACCACCAGCTTAAAACCAAGCCCCATATAGGCGTACTGCGCCAGCAGGTCAGCACCCGTGACGAGAGGAATACCGGAGATTACCGACTCCCCTCTGTCGTTCTGCAGATCCATAATCCAGTACAGATCGCGCCAGGTGATGTTAATCCGCCAGGTAGAGCCAGCCAGGATGATGCTGAATTGTTGATTATCCGCTGTCAGCGGGATTTCCTGAATTGCCATTAGCCGAGCCCCAGTAAAGACACCGCGTTACTCGATATGCTTTGCAGCAGTGAGGTATTTGGCGGCTTAGTAGTTTTGGTGCCAGTATTGAGTACCGCCGACGTGCTGGCGCCGTCCTTCATGTTGGTTTTATCCGCAACGGTGATTTGCTGCGTCTGCGAGATAAGAACCTCCCTCAGGGTGAGGACAGCGGAAAGGACGTTTTCGGTTGTCTTGTCTGTCGTCACTTCCAGCGCGCGGATCAGCATGTTGCTGTACAGCCGTTTGCCGGTCACCACATCGAAAGGAATACGGCTAGCCTGCAGGTCGAGTATCTCCTGATACGTTTGCTGCGGGCTGAGTCCGAGTAAGCTGGTTGCTGTAAGGTTACTGGCAAAATCCAGCAACGAACCGCCACCAGCGAAACCGACCTCCATTACCACTTCAGACGGCTTTTTATAGGCATGGTCTGCGATGGCCGCCCCAACCTCGACCGGGTGCTCTGTTATCTCCAGCGTGTCGCTGTGCTTCTCAGAAACAACCACGCTGGGGACAATCACTCCTATTTTCCGGCTCTGCTGCTGAAAGAGCGTAGAGAGAATATCCATTAGCCCACCTTCGTTTGATTGCCGCGCATAACCTGGGCATTCGCTGACTGCTGCCGGCGCTCGACCTCAGTACCGACAGAACGCGGATCACCTCCACCGTAGATGTGATAAGTGTTCTTCTGGCTAACCTGAGCACCGCCAATTCCTGCGACGGCAGCCTTCCCGATTAATTCCCTCGAATAGATGTTTCGCCCATTTTCATGATGAATAATGCTGCTCATTAATGCAGACATGGTTTGTGGATCTTTCATATTCAGGGCAACGCGAGGATCTACCCCCAGCCGCTGAGAAACAGCCTGAATATAGGCAGCGGTATTGTTGTTATCTGATGCGGGAGCCCATGTAGAGATAATTTTCTCCACACTGTTAATTCCTCGTCCGGCATATAACATCAACTGACGCGAAAGCGCCCGTAAACCGTCAAAGGAGGTTTCGAATCTGGCAAACCGCCCGCCAGGGCTTTCAAGTGAAGCTCCCGCCTGACCTGCAAAATTCAGATTTCCGGGATTATTATTCCGTTCACCACGTTTAACGGCCTGTGCATGTTGTTCTGGTCCATCATCGCCAAACCAGCCGCGCACCGTTCGGCCCACGCTGCGAGGATCGAAGCCCCAGTGCTCTTTAATCCAGTCGGCGGTACCGTTGGCGCTGTCGGTCACCATTGGCATTGCTGACGGCTTATCACTTCCCTGATTAAGCAACTGTTTGCCGATGCTGGCGGCATCAGCCCAGCGACCATCTTTGATGGCATTAAGCAGGTCGGCGATCATGTTCAACATCTTGCTGAACTCGCCCATCTGATCGATGAAGTTGCTGAAATCCCACTTCAGGGACCATGATTTCGGGTCGATATTGAGTAGCTTTGCCAGCGCTTTAGCCAGGTCGTTAACGGTCGCTTTCAGGTCACGAACCATCTTCAGCGCGGCGTCGACCTCCGGTTTCCACTTCTCCCAGTCAATCAGGCTCTGACCGCCTTCCTTCCAGGTCTTGTAATCCTCCCACAGGAGAGCAATACCCGCAGCCAGCGCGGTAATCAGGCCAATCGGTGACATCCAGAACGTACTGTTCAGGATGCGTAGCGCTATCGTCAGTGCGCCGAACAGCGAGATCAGCTCCCGCGTCTGCTTGTCCAGCGATTGCCACCAGGTGATAAGGTCTGATGTACCTTCGATAAGCCGGAAGAACAGCCGCCCGATAATATCCCCGAGCGCCAGAATGCCTTTTATGGCTTTCGTCAGCGTTTGCTCAATGCGCGGGAAGTTATCCAGGATGTGACGGCGCAGGGTGTCCAGCGACCCCGCCAGACCACCAGCAAGGTTAGAGCCTATTTTGTCGCGGGCCATGCCCGCCATCGCGCCGAACTCGCGCAGGGAGGTCATGAATTTGTTGGAGCTTCTGGCCGCCTCGTCAGCATTGAAGCCGACAGCCTTCGCCATCGCGCTGTATTGTCCGGAGAAACCACCCACACCACGGCGCATCGCCATGAGGGTATTTTCATCAATACCCAGCATCTGCGCATACTGGTTAGCCCGGTAATACGGCATGCTGCTGAGCTTCTGACCGACACCCGTAAAAATGGCGGCCATATCGCGCATGTTCCCGCTGGCGTCTCTCGTCTGTACGCCCAGACGGTTCAGAAAACCTTCAGCACCGGGATTGTTACGTATAAACCGTGAGAGGCTTTCCAGTGAGCCGCGTGCCGCGTCCACGCTGCCGCCCATTTGAGAAACTGCGTAACCAATCGACTGAATTCCCTGAACGGTCGCACCAGTACGTTGTGACGCCCAGTAGAGGTTATCCAGACCGGAGGCAATTTTCGCCGTGTAGGCCACCACCGAAAGCGCGGCCCCCTCAACGGCCAGCCCCATTTTGATGGCGTTTGCGGTCGTACCAGCAAGGACTGAATCAAATTTAGCCGCGCCTGCCTCGTCGATATCGAAGCCGAGCGAGACGAGGAAATCTTTAATAGTCTCAGCGTTCATTATCCTCTCTCCATTTCTCAATACGGCGCTGGTTGTCAGCCTTAACGGCCAGATGGTCATTCATCAGCGCGATATCGCACAGATCGACTGATCCATCCTTCAGCGCGTAATAAGGGATTAACCCGGCATCAACCGGGTCAAGGAGATAAGACAGCCCGTCAGGCAGGCTGTTGAGGGTTAGCCCTGAGGCTGGTCCGGCGTCGCGCTGGTAGGGTTCACGGGCAAAAAATTTCCCAGCGAATCGGCGACCACCCGCGCCACCAGCTGGAGCATGGTCAACAGGTCGATATCGTCGAACATCAACTGCCCGCTGTTAAATACTGGCGTCCATCCGTCCATATGCTTACGTGAAACCACAGACAGACACGGATGAATAATCGCGTTGGTATCTTCTTCGCTCAGGGAAGACAGTACATCAGCGATGCGCGGTAGCAGGGTTTCAAACACCGGCTTAAGCGCATCAAACTTAGCGCTGTCGATTTTGCCATCAGCAGGCAGAAGGGCGCGAATGCTCCCGAAATCTGCCATCATGCCCGCCAGTACCGGCAGCAGCTTACGGGTCACTTTCAGCTGGTCAAAGGCACTGAGTTTTGCCACGCGGTAATCGTGGCCTTTGATTGAACATTCCATCTGTTAAAATTCTCCGAGTACCTGGTCGATTTTGCCGCAGTCAAATACCCAGGGCATCGTATTACCGGCTTTAGCGTTGGCGTTATCCGGCTGTTTCTGGAACGCCACGCTGCGCGCTGTGATGATGTCTCCGCTCACCTTGTTTCGGATCACAATGACGTTGTTCCCCCAGGTACCTGAAGACTGACTCTGCGCGTTGTACGCCAGCGACAGCTTTTTGTTAGTCGGAGAGGTCTTCAACAGATTGACGGTTACCGTGCCGCTTTTGTCTGCGTGCAGGCTGTGCATCACTTCGCCGTCAGCACCAATTGTCATGGTGTTTTTAGGACCACCCATCGCAACGGTGATCCCTTCCTCTGAACTGGCAGAACCGTAGCCCAGATCAATCTCTCCGGTCGGGCCAGAGAGGGACGCCGTAACGTCCATAAAAGAATAAGTAGCCATTCATGTTCTCCTTAGCGAACGACGTTGATCTGCACATCAGCGAAATGAACCGCCCCCGCCAGCTTACAGGCAACCTGAATAACCGGTGCCTTACGTGCTTCACGGTCTGCCTGCGCCTGCTCGGAAATCGGCTGCGCGTAGACGTAATAGCCTTTTGTCAGCGTGTCGCCGGAATCCAGCTGCCCAATCGGGCCACCGTTCCATACGCCAGCAGCCACCAGCCCGTTCGTGACGGACTGATCCATCGACTGTTCAACATTGGAAAGCAGGCGCGTAACGCCAGCATCGGTCTGTGGGACTTTGGTTGTGCTGGTATAGAGCAGGTTATACAGGTTGGTCTGAACGTAGTTCTGCAGCCAGTCGAGCCCGTGGCGTTCGTCGAAGAAATCACCGCTGGACATGACGCCCTGCTGCAGGATTGCCGTATCGTTCTGGTAGTACACAAACACGTTGCAGTTCTTGGCATCCAGCGCCGCCGCCTGATTGGTGGTCAGGGTTTCATAGGTGATCCCCGGCTCCTGTTTGAATTTCAGGGTAATGGTGGTATTGCTGCCGTTGAAATTGACAGTAAACGCGCGACCGAAAGCTGAAACCGCCGCATAAGGGCTGCTGGTGGAATACTGAATAAAGGTCCGGGAATACTTGCCAGCCTTTAATTTTGACGCAACATCGGTCGTCGAGGTCGTATTGATAATCTCGGCATCGGCAGAGGTTACCCCGAAAATGCGGCTCAGACTGGACGCTTCGATGAGTTTAGCAACCTCAATCACGTCGTCAGCATCAAGCACATCACCGCCATCAGCAACATCATCAGCGACAACCAGCCCATACCAGTTGGTATATTGCAGGCAGGCATTAACAGCTTGCACGATGGTTTCCACGCTTCCACCTTCGGAAGAGGTCAGCGTCTTCGCCCAGCGGCCAACATAAACCTGCGTCGGCTTCGGCGACTGGCTGAAAAATACCTGCGCCGCTTTATATTCCGGGCTGTCGACTCCGAAGTCTTCGCCAATGTCCTCAACGGAAGCATAAAGGCGAATGCGCTCCTGCACCGGAATGACAGTGGAAGAACCGAGGATCAGCAGCGCGCCGAAGTTACGACCAGTAGCCGCTTTCGGCGAGATGATCACATCAACGTTTACAACGTTGGATACAGGTAAGCCCTGCGTCATAGTTTATTCTCCAAAAAAGGTGACTGGCGCTTCCACCAGCGATTTGATGCCGTACTCGCGCACAACCTTCCGGCGCAGGCGAACCGTCATGTCGTAGCGGCGAACCCATTGCTGGTTGATAAGCTCGGGGAAAGGGGTCAGACCGGTATAGTCGCCCAGGGATAAACCGAGCGCGTTCAGCTCAGCATTATTTTGCGGGACAGATATGCCATCGCGAAAACGGGACGCATAAGACATACCAGCCGGGCCATAGAACGACGCCATGCACTCGAACGTTTCATGCCGCCAGAGCTGAGCGCCCTCATCGGTCTGATTGGTGAATGCAGGACTGTTATCAATGGGCCACCCGGTAACGCCGAACGCGCACCAGTTCGTTTCAACTGACGGTAGTGATGGCTGTTCTTTCTGCCAGCGCGGGCGAACCATCCCAGCTGGCAAGCCGGAAACGTTGCGCATCCACTGGCTTAACAGCCTGTCGAGCGCTTCGTCATAATCCGGATCGCCGCTGGTGGGTGTCAGCCAGCCACGCTCTGTGCTGGTGTTATTGCTCAACGGGAGTACCCCCATCAAACGGCAATAGTTCGCAATGTGCCTGGACGAAGCCAGCACCGTAAGCCGTGTACGGGTCAACGAATGTCACACGATAATCACGGTTCTGGTACGTCACGATATCGGCGTCACGGCCAGTCTGCCCCTGCGTCAGCCGCTCAGTTGTCACGATGAGAATCGCGCCACTGATAACCTGGCCGGACTGCATACGTCGGTTTTCGAGAGAGCGGTCAACGGTAACAACTCCGGCAAACTGCGTTTTAACTTCGCTGTCGCTGCCGATCCCGTCCTCGTCCACCGTTTGCGCGCGACGCGTTACCCACAGGTTGAAGTCGCAAAAATCGGGGTCAAAAAGTACGTCTGTTACATCAAGAGTCGGCATCTTTATCCCTCACAATATGGGTAATAGCTCTGCGATATTGCCCGGTGTCGATTAGCGGTTTCACCAGATCGGTTCCAGGAGACTCACCAGCAGCGCGCCGCGCAAGTTCCTCTTTTGCCCCTTTGCGCCCACGGCGTGCGCGTGCTTCAACGGTGCTATCAGCAAGCGGTGTAAAGCCGGTAATGGTCATGTAACGCCTGACGCCATTCGCGGCCAGCGTTCCGGCGCGGTTAAGCGCTCTTTCCGCACCCGCCGCATTTCCATCAAGCGCAGCCTGCGCCGCTGCTTTGAGCTGCGGCACCGTCTGTTCCTCTACGGATTTAACGCCGGGGATCAGGTGCGGGCGTGGGGGTATGTTTTGCGCTGGTGAGCCGTATTCGTTGACGTAACCGATCCCGGCATTACCAAACGGAACATCCTCACGCTCGCTGTCTTCTTCCGGGATGCCCACCAGCACATCCTTTTTGGTTAGCGACCGGAGCGCATCCAGAATGGCCTGAGCGTTATCAACCCTCGTTGTTACACCACTTTTGAAACTCATAGCTGGCGACCGCCCGCACCGAACATCGTGATCAGCTGATAAAATTCAGCGCCATATCGGGTGTTATTCCAGAAGCCTGCGTCAGGGTTTAGCGTCGCGCTGGTGTCATAGCTGACGCTTACCTTGTCAACGGACTTGGAGGACTGAACACCATTGGTTGAACCGCCCGGCCCGCCAACCAGCATTGCCCGGCTATCTGCCGCCCATAGCGTCATGTAGTGAGCCACGAACAACTCGGCAAAGTACGGAAACAACTCTTTGCCGGTGACGTTTTCACTCAGCAGCACATCGGCCAGATTCAGACGAAACTGGATTTGCGCTTCGGGATATTTGGCAGGGTCAGCAAACTGCGGGAAGTCGCGGCGAAAATCACTTACTGTTGGCAGGCTTTGATTCTTTGGCATCTTTCGCCCCATTACCGCCAGTCTGGGCGGCAGCAATCTGCGCTTGCAGGCTGTCGTTCTGCTCTTGCAGCTTGAGCAGCGCTTCTTTCAGATCGGCAATCAGCTGATCTTTATCGACAATCTGCTTATCTTTGTCGGCAATCTGCGCTTGCAGGCTGTCGATAATGGGTTGCAGATCATCGGTGTCGCTAATCACGCTTTCGGAAAGCTCAGAGTGCGCCTGGGTGAACCAGTGAGACGCGACCTCTTCCGGTACGTTATGCCGCCCCCGGCCAAACTCCTGTTTTGACTGATCGCCGAGCGTCAGCGTAAACGGGGTGTGAACATGGATGGTAACCAGCTTTTCTTTCGCCATTTTCAGTTTCCTTCTGGCCCCTTTCGGGGCCGTTCTGGTTATCAGATACCGTCCACGTAGGACAGGGTTTCTTTGTACACTGGCTCAACCGCACCTAGCTTGCCGTAGTAGGTCGCAATCTGATACAGACCGCGATACTGGACAGGAACGCTCTGCAACGGCACCAGCGGATAGCGCACGTATTTCTTGTCGTTGGTGTAGGCGGCCATACGGTCTTTACCGCCAACTCCGCGCCCTTTCAGCCATTTGACCGCTTTGATTTCCAGCGGAACGCCGTTCTGGTGGAAAGCGATAGTGTTCACGGCCAGATAGGTCAGCAGTGACTGGTTACCCGCTTCGGAAACCTTACGGCTCGCCAGCAGTGAATACTGCTCTGGCGGAATGCGCAGATCAGAAGGCACGACGGAATAACCGGATGCTGCCCAGGCATTCGACAGAATGCTGTTCACGCTATCGAGAATCTCGTCGTTGGTGGAGTTCGCCCAGGTCTTCGGCGCATTGTTCAGCGTCACACCGACAAGGTTTGCCAGCCCTTTCAGGCCGAGCGCATCATCGCCAATGTAAACCTGCTCGTCGTTGTCCATCTGCCATTTGAGCTGCATCCCGTCGTACTTCTGGGTATCAATCGGGCGACCTACCTGCTGAGCTGCTGCCAGCTCTACAACGGTCCAGCCCAGTTCCATTCCCCAGAGGTTCAGCGGATTGCCGTCTTTGCCGATATCAACATTCACGCCAGCAATAGCAGTGGAGTCTTTGCCTACCCAGTTTTTACCGTTCGGATTTGCGCCAGTACCAGCAGCGCCAAAACTGGTGTTAGTCCAGCTGGAAATGTCATCTGCGATAGAAACGTCTTCACGCAGCTGAATATCGCGGGTCCAGGTGTAACCCACCAGCGGCAGGTTCAGCGTCTGGTCGAGTCGCTCCAGCTCCCCGATGAGAAAGGCACCAGAGCTATCAACGGTTGCCTGATCAAAAGTAATCATTCGTCTGTTCCTTAAATCTTCCAGGAGATTTCTGCATTGCCGTTAGCGTCACCGGCCCCTGTGAATTCGGCGTTGGTCAGCGCCACGTTTTTGCCACTGACGGACGTGGACATGAAGCCGCCCAGCGGCACTTTTATGGATTCATCAGTGGAGACGACAACGTATACCGGGGCGCCTTTTTTGATGGTGCTGGCATCAAAATCAGAACCGAGATTAACGGTCATGTAGCCACGCTTCATGGCGTCACCCGGGAAGTTCTTATCCGTCCCCACCTGGCGAACCATGTCTGGCTGCGATGTGGTCGGATACGGACGAACGTAGATCCCCTTCACCTTGTCGGCGGTGTCACCGTCCGCCAGCGGCACGAAAAAGCCGTCAGCGTCATATTTGCCAGCCAGACCATAGGCAGCGAAGGCGTTAGCGGATTTAAGGATCACCGGTTCGACGGTTAAGTCCTGCGGGCGAGAGATAGCCCCGGCAATGCCAACAGGCATCCGGTACAG